TCAGCTAACTCTGCTCTTTTAACCAATATTAAAAAGAGACAAACAGTAGAGGCCCAAATTGCTACTACTGCAAACGCTACTGCTCGAACAGCTTTAGAAAATGAAGCTACGTTATTAACTAAAAAGATTGAGGGACAGTTTAAAGAGTTTAACATCATTGATGCCAACGAAAAAGCTAAACTAGAAGGCCTTGCAAGGGAAAAAACATCGGTTCAAGATAACGCTGAGGCCCGGCAAGCTGCTCTAGATAGAGAGCGTGATTCTATTCGTAAAGTTTTAGATGATATTAGTGAAAAAATACAAAACCGTCTAGGAGGTGCTGTCGAAGACTTCTTCGGAGCTATCCGAGAAGGCACTCTTACTATGGAAAACTTCAAGCAAGGCGTTAAAGATTTGTTTGTTGGAATTTTAGAAGATGTAACTACTAGTGTTACTGAAGAGTTTGTTATTAATCCTATCAAAGAATTTGTTAAAGAAGGAATTGGTAATTTAGCAAGCATGTTTGGTGGTGGACCCAGCCCTCAACAAGCGGTAGTGACAGCTATTCAACAACAAACTGGGGTAAGCCAACAAATTGCTCAAACAGCACAAGGTAATTTAAAAGATATTTTTGATAAACAAATGAACATCTTTGAGGGACTAGGAATGGACGTTCAACGAGTTCAAGTTGTAGGAGGCATCGGAGGAATCGGTTCTCCTGTGCTTGTACAAGACTTTGCTGATCCTACAGGTTCTTCTCTTGATCTTGCAGGGCAAACTGCCGGTCTACGCAAAAACGTAAAAACAACAGGCCAATCAACTACTGCGACAGACAAGAACACAGGCGCTGTAGTCAAAAGCACGGAAGCAGCAACTACACAACTTGACGCTACTAAAGGTGTAACCGCAGCGGCGGATACTGCAGCATTCAGTTTTGAAAATCTTGCTGATTTTGCTGGAATGGCTGGAGCAGGTTTAGGGGCTTTAGCTGGTGGACTAATTGGTGGTCCTGCAGGAAGCGTTGTTGGAAGTATCGTAGGAATGATAGCTGGCCAGGGTATAAAAATGCTGGCTGGTTCTTTATTTGGACCCGGCGCAGCTGCAGGAGGTCCTGTAAGGCGCATGGCTTCAGGTGGGGCGCTACGAGATAGAGTTCCTGCTATGTTAGAGCCAGGTGAGTTTGTAATTCGTAAGCCAATGGCAAAAGCTATTGGGGGACCCGCACTAAATGCAATGAACGCTCACGGAACGATGCCTAATAATCCTAATGTTGTAGTTAATATGAACAATACAGGAACTGCCCAAGAATCTGAAGGTAAACCCCGTGTTTCTGTTACTCCAGAGGCTATCATTGTAGACATTGTGACTAGAGATATGCAAAACAATGGACCGATTAGAAGATCAATTAGGGGGAACTTATCGTAATGGCTACTTATCCTACAGATGCAACTATAACTACTACTGCTTTTGATACTATTAGTACAATAAATTTTTCAAGTACAGGAAGTGCCACTAACTTTAACGTACATCCCCATACTATTGAACATGTTGGAGAAGTAGTTGTTACTGTAGACGGTATTGAACAGGCTACTTCGACATATTCAGTCAGTAATTCTGGAGCTACAATCACTTTTGTAACAGCTCCTTCGGCGGACTCTTTGAGTTTAAAAATTATTACTGTACCTGCTAGGTTTAGAACTTCTAGAAAAGCTCAAACAGTAAAATATATTGAATATAGTAACACTGCTACCGTAGTTCAAGCAAATACTTATGTTATTAATGGGGTTACACAAAACTTTGCGCTTCCTTTTCAAGAAAATGTAAATAGCACAGACCAATTATTAGTCACAGTTTCTGGTGTAGAACAGGCATCTACTCAGTACGTACATCCCGCATCAAACACATCTCCAGCAGTTACAACACAAAATGTTTCTCTTAATCTAGGAAATGCGGGCATTAGCATAGGAACTTTTGAGGATACTGCACTACTTTTAAATTTTGAGACTAATTTTACTGATGAAAGTCCCAAAGCTCACGGCGCTGCTACAGTTACTGGAGCGGTATTAAGTGACACTAAACAGTTTGGAAATTCTGCTGCATCTTTTGATGGGACAAATGATTTAATTAGCTTTGCAGATAGCGCAGAATTTAAGTATGAAGGTAGTTTTTGCATAGAATGTTTTGCTCGTTTTGAAGATGCAAGTCAAGCCAATACAGTTTTTTCTCATAGGACTGATGATAATAATTTTGTAAAACTTAGTAGATTGGCTAATAATAAAATGCAGTGGCTAGTAAAAGAAAGCGGTTCGGTTGTAGCAGACGTGCAGGGAGGCTCTATTAGCGCAGACACTTTTACCCATGTCGCAGTTGCTCATAACAAAGAAACTGGAAACACTGCATTATTTGTCAATGGCTCTGTGGTTCAGTTTGACGCTAGTAGTACTTACACTATCAATCCTACCGGTGCTTTTGAGATAGGGCGTATAAATACAACTAGTGCCGATACTAGAGAGCATTTAAAAGGTTTTATAGACTCTTTTAGGTTTGTTAATAATAGCCCTGTTAGAACAGGTACTTTTGAAACTCCGGTCGTTGCCGCTACAAGAATACACACACCTCTACAATCTGACGATGTTTTGGTTATTAGACGTTTTACTAGTGACGTTGACACCTTTGATAGATTTACCTCTATGGAAGACAGAAAACCTGATCGAGGTTTTTCCACTAATCGTGAATTTGACGTAATTAACTTTGAATCACAGGGCGGATATGAAAAAAGAAGATTAAGAAGTCGCCGTTCTAAGCGTGATTTTGATTTAACCTATACAAATATTACAGGTGTAGAAAAACACGCAATCGAGCAGTTCTATATCGCAAGGAACGGATCTTTTGAGACATTCACTTTTGATTTGACACACATCAATGAAAATGGTACAATACAAGCAAGATTTGATGGTTCTTTACAGGTTTCTCATGTTTTTTCTGACTCGTCAAATACTAGTTTACAAACTAACTATTATACAGTTAATTTTAAACTAAAAGAGGTTTATGATTAATGACTACCCGCACTTACGATTACATTTTAACAATTGACAATCCTAGCATTATCAATAAGGGAGATACTATTCTCTCAGAAACCACTAGTACTACTGGGACAGTAGTTGCTACGGATAAAGCTAACTCTAATATTAAAATCAAAGTAGCTAATGTTAATCAAGAATTTATTGAAGGAGAGAATGTTTCTCCTATTTTTAATAGAATTTCCTCAAACGTTGAGGCAGCAACATATACTAATAGTGCTTCTTTAAGTGTAAATGGTAATTCTTTTCAAATTAATGGGACTACTAATACCTTTTCTTTACCTCTTGGTGTTTTAAGTAGAAGTAATTTAACTTCAGATTCTTTTTCTGTTTTTGTTAATAATAGGCAAATTGATAAAACTTTAATTAACTATCCTAGTACAACTTTAGGAGATACTGGTTTTGATTTTAAACCTATTCGGGCAGTTACTTCTGGGGATACGCATACCCAAGATAACTTAAGAATTAAGGGACAGGAAGAAAGTGGTATTTATGATTTTCTTCTGAGCAGTATTGCAGATACTTTTGCAGTTTCTGCTTCTAATTCTGAATTTACTTACTCTATTGGATATGATAATTGGGTACATGCCAATTTAACTAGTGTAGTTGTGCGAGTTGATGAAGGAAATACTGAGTCTATTCCTTTTCAAGCTAAAGCTTTTTCAGAACAAATAAAAGGGGCTAATACTAATGTTACGTCTATAGCTAACTCTAATTATATTAGAGAAAGAAATTCTTTTGTTCAAAATCCTTTAGTTCGTTTATTTTCAATTTATTACCCAGGAGAGTGGTACCCTTCAACCGATCAAGGCAACCCGGGAGGAGAAGGGTTTGGTAGAAGCTGGCCGGACGGTTTCCCTATGCGTTTTGCTGAAATTAGAGGAGATTTAAATACAGACGTAACTTATAATGTAGAATTTGGGGGAATTAATTATACCCCTATGCCTATTAATAGTGGTGGGATAGAAATAGATTCTTCGGGAACTATCAACGAAGTTACTATTGACATATCTAATTTTGATGGGTTAATTACTCAACTTTGTGAAAACCCTGATTTAGTGGGTAATAACACAGCTAATGCTTGTTTTGCTGTAGTAAATGGAGAAGTTGTTACAGGAATTGACCCCAGAACCATTCCAGCAGGTGCGACATATACAGAACAAGAACATAGCGATGTATTAAGTCGGGCCAGAAGTAACGGTTTAAGCTACAGCCAAGTAATAACAGACTCCTATGGGAAGAATAACGCAAGCTTTACCGTCTCTACTACTGAAGCTGTTAACGGTACTTGGAAAAGAGAAAAGTTGGACTCCAGAGATTTGTTAGGAGGTGTAGTAGAAATACAATCAACTTTTGCTAATTTCTTAGACTATTGGCCTGAGTATGCTAAAGTTAGGTCAGCTTATTCAAATGTACTAGAAATGACAACAACTCTTCCTTACAGGGTCGGAGACGAAGTTTTTGTTAGAGCTAATACCTTTGTTGCCACGATTCAAGCAATTGAAGAAGAAAGATTTATTTTTACTAATACAGCACTAACATTGGGACAAGGCGATCACTTACTAATAAAAAATGCAGACGCGGATGATGAAGCATATGTAGAAGATAGTTTTAAAATTGATTCTCTCCAAAACTTAGATGAAAAAGTAGCTAGTTTTACTTTAACTAGTTGGCTACAATTTTTTAAGCTGATTTTGCCTCGTAGAAAATATTATAAAAATACCTGTCAATGGATATATAAAGGAGAAGAATGCCAATATCCAGGACCTGCGGGGGGTACTATTCCAGGTACTACCGCTACTGCTAACTCAAACCCAATTGCTGCTAACAACCAAACAGCTGGAAGTATAGCCGAAGACGAGTGTGGAAAAAGTTTTGAATCTTGTCAAATTAGAAACAATACTATACATTTTGGTGGATTCCCCGGTACAGGAAGGACTATTCCTAAATAATGACGAACTATACAAAATATTTAGGAATAAAACATGATTATCAAAATATAAACTGTATAACATTGATTGAAAAGATATATAAAGAAGAGTTAAAATGTAATGTTTTTCAAAGTTTGTGGACCCATTTAAACTTAGTAGAAGGAAAACCTTCAGAAGGTAGTCGTTGGAAGTTTAAAATAACTTTAAAAAAAATAGAAGAGTGGGTTAACTTAAACGCAATAAAAGTTGATTTGACAAAAATAGAAGAATATGATGTAATATTATTTAAGTCAAAAAAGAATAGACCAATTCATTTTGGTATGTATACCGTAAATAATAATTTTATACATGTGGAAGAAGAAACAAGCTCTAGAATAACAGCACTGAATCAAGAGTGGAGAGATAAAATACATTTTATTTTAAGACGAAAAGACCCGCAGAATGTGGTATGATAAATATAAAGGGTTTCCTTATAGACATTTAGGCAATAATATTGAAACAGGTATTGATTGTTTTAATCTTTGTAGGTTAGTTTATAAAGAACAATTAGGCATTGATATACCCTACGATACTACATACTGGTGTAATATTGTGGACGAAGATTGGTATACTAAAACACACGAAAGATCTATGGATGCTGCAAGCACTGAAGCATATGGATGGAAAAAAACCGAAGATTTAGAGGAATTTAATATTATAACAATGTCTCTTGGGTCAACTAACGTTACTAACCATTGTGCTTTGTTGGTAGAAAAAAATAAAATGTTACAAACTATGATTGATCATAAAAGTTGGGTTGCTCCTTATGGCAGATATTATAAAAATTATACAGTAGGAATGTTTAAATGGATAGGAATGTCAGATGACTTTATTTTCAACACTAATTAGTGACATGGGAAAGCATGCACAAGCAGAATATCCTAGAGAATGTTGTGGGCTAATAACAAAAGATTTTAAGTATGTAGCGTGTAAAAATATAAGTCCTTTTCCTAAAGATAGTTTTGTTGTTGATCCCGAAAGTCTTTTTGAATATGAAGATAATTGTTGGGGGATATTTCACTCACATCCAGGGGAAGAAAATCCTCTTCCTAGCGAAGAAGATAAAAAAGGAGCAGTTTTTGAAGAGTTTAAGTTTGTTGTCGGTTTTAATAATAAATTTTATATCTACTGGTTAGATAAAAACGTAGACGCACTTAAATTCGATGAATTTGTTGAAAAACATTTAATATGAAAATAACACTAACTTTTCACAATTCTTTATTAAAATATACAACTGGAATCAAAACTCATACTGTTGTGTGTGATGATTTTGAATCTTTAATTTCTGCTGTGTGTAATCTTTTTCCAAAATTTGGAGAGTATATTAGAAAAATTCAAACAGAAAACATATCTGAAAATCTTTGTTTGTTAGATAAAGATAGAAAAATTATAAAAAGTGAAATTTATCAATACAATAGACTTAGGGCTAATCACGAAGAGATATACATTAGCCCTATTCTTGGTGGAGCAGGAGGTAAAAAAGGATCTTTTTTACAAATAGCTATTGGGATTGCGTTAATTGCGGCTCCTTTTGCTTTTCCAGGTTTAGCCGCAACCTCCTTTATGGGAACTACGCTAGGAAAACTAGCGTTTTCTACTGGACTAAACATGGTATTAAGCGGGGTTATGGGATTATTTACAAAAGTACCCAAACCTCCAGAAAAACAAACACCTGATGTTCAAGAACGAATAGATAATAATTTGTTTAATGGTTTAACAAACACGACCTCAAGTAATAACAACGTGCCTATAATTTATGGACAAGTACGATCTGCGGGACAATTAGTAAGTGGATATATAAAAACTACTAATCACGGAAAAGGAGCTTTGATTAAAGTATCGGGGCAATTTGCAACATGATTACTTTAGTTATACACCAAAATGCAACAAAGTATTTTAAAGATAGAAAAGAAATAAAAGTAGAAGTTAAAGACTACCATTCTTTAATGAGTTTCTTAGTAAATTCTTTTCCAAAATTTGCAGAGTTTGTTAAACAAAACAAAAACAAATTAACTACTGATTTTTTTATCTTAAATAAAAATAAAAAAAGAGTGAGTTTAGCGGATGTAGAAGCTAATAAAAAGCTAAACGATGAAGTTTATTATTTAGTTCCCTCTATCGTAGGTGGCGGAGGAAAAGGTGGTGGAATTGCAATGGTAGTTATAGGTATCGCCCTTATTGCTGTGGCGTTCTATATGGCTCCTGCCATAGTAGGAGCTATGGGGCCTACAATGGGAATGGGAACAACTGCTTTTACGGTAGCAGGTATGAGTGTTAGTTTTTCACAAATAGCTATGTTTGGCGCGTCTCTTGCACTACAAGGAATAATGGCGCTGGCCCAGTCCTCACCTAAAAGTAACTCCAATAATAGGACTTTTACAGACGATGGTTCAAGGACAGAAAACAATTTATTCACTGGACTAACTAACACAATTAATTCAGGAGTTCCTGTAGGAATGAGATATGGAATGACTAGAATTGGTGGACATTTAATATCGGGGTATATTAAATCATTTAATCATGGAAAAAATGACCAAATACAAGTTTCGGAGCAATTTGCAGCATGAGTGTTTATAAAAAATATGTTAACGTACAGGGAGGGCAGACTCCTTTTATTTCAGGAAACAAAGGCGGCTGTTTTCCTGCAGGTTCTTTAGTATCTACTACTAGAGGTGAAATTCCTATTGAAGACATAAAACTTAATGATAAAGTATATTGTTTTGATGAGAATGATAAACGTTGGGTATCTTTTGTAGAAAAGACTTGGGAGCATATTCCTTCTGAAACTGTGGGTTATATTTTAACCATTACCCACGAAAAAGGTGTATTGAGAGTTACAGATAACCATTATTTATATGATGAAAACAATGAATATAAAGAAGCTAAAGATTGGGCAGTTGGAGAATATCTAACTTTAGAAGATAATGATTCTAGTAAGATTTTATCAATTGAAAGCGAAGATTATCTAGATGAGACAGTATACAACTTAACTGTTAATACTTATCACAACTATATTTGTCAAGGAATCAGACTATCTAATAAAGGGGGTGGTGGAAAAGGCGGTAGTGCAGCCCCTGCTGCTCGCGAAGACCCTAATACTTTATTTTCTACTGATATTTTATTTCTAACTGTTGCATTGGGTGAAGGTCCTATTTATAGAATTAATCCTAACGGCCCTCAAGATATAGAAATTAATGAAGGGGTGTCTGATGATTTAATTAATATTGAAGGAGATGGCACAGAAAATAACGAAGTATTTAAAACTTTAACAACTACAGGAACCATAACTCAAGGAGCTATGGATGTTTTTGGTGCTGAAACAGTTACTCCCCAAAACTTAAATAATGCTGTTGGACTAAAGAATGGTAATGTAGAGGGAATTCCGAAAGCTTCAGTCACATTACAAAGTACTAGTACAAAAGATTGGGATGCTTTACGGTTTAATTTTGTTATTCAAGGACTACAAAAATCTGATGCAAATGGTAATGTTTCTGGAACTAGCGTAACTGTAAAAATTACGGTTTTTGATAGTACTGGCGTAACAACTATTGCTGAGGATGAACATACCGTTAGCGGTAAAACAAATACTAGATTTAAATTTCAAAGAGATATTGTAATACCTGACGCAAGTAAAAGTGTAAATGGATATAAATTTACAGTAGAAAAGACTTCAAGCGATAGTGACTCTAACCGGATCGCAGACAATATTCAATTTGTTGGTTGGGATGAGATCGAATATGATGATATGGCCTATCCTAGAACAGCGTTAATTGGGTATGCAATTAAATCTTTTAATGAGCATGAAGGAAGAGTTCCAACATTTAGTTCTTTGGTTAAAGGACTACTAGTAAAAGTTCCTAGTAATTATAATCAACCTACTTTAACTGATGGAGAAATTGACTGGAGGCAGTTAGAAGTTCCTGAAACAGGTTCTATTTCCATAGATGGTGAGGCTACTCAAATAGGGTACACGCAGCAAGGCTATTATCTACAGACAAACATAGATGGAAGCGCCGAAAGAAAAGTTGAATCTTTAACAATAACAAACGCAGGTTCTGGATATGCCTCTGCCCCTACGGTGTCTATAAGTGGTGGTGGGGGTTCTACTGCGACCTCGACCGCTACGCTTACAACAGGAAAAGTTACAGCACTTACGGTAACGAGCCAAGGAACGGGGTATACTAGCGCTCCAACAATTACTATTGCAGCTCCTGCGGCAGTAACCTTTAATGGAGCTTCCGCAGTTAGTGATGGATCTGATACTATAACACTTACAGGACATCCTTTTGCTACAGGAGATCAAGTAACTTATAGTGCGGGCGGGGGAACCGCTATTTCAGGAACGGGTATCAGCACCGCCTCTGGAGGTATGTTCATTATTAAAGTTAATGCTAATACCGTAAAATTAGCAGTATCAGCACAGGCGGCGACTGACGGAACTGCTATTGATATAACATCAGGATCTGGGGCTAGTCACACACTAACAGGTATGACTGCTACATCAACGGCTGTGTTAACTACAGAACAATATGGGGCTAATCCTGTTATTTATGAAGGGGTATGGGACGGTACTTTTACATACTCGTGGACTCAAAACCCTGTTTGGATAATATATGATATTTTAACTAATCAAACTTATGGGCTAGGAATTGAGGAAGAAAACATAGATAAATTTATGTTTTATAAAGTCGCTCAATATTGTGACTGTTGCGATGCCACTACTGGAAAGTTTACAGGTGTGGACGGTTTTGGTGACGGTACTTTTAGACACAAACCTAGAAATTTATTTTCAACAGTTAAAGAAACCCTTGTTGGTCTTCCTAGGGGAGTGCAGGTTAAAGAAAGAAGATTTATAAGTGATTTAAGTATTCAAGAAGATGTACAAGTAATGGACACAATAAATAAAATTACTTCAACATTTAGAGGTCTTTTATATTATTCTGCTGGAAAAGTAACACTAAACGTTGATATGCCGGATGACACTCCTGTAGCTATTTTCAACGATGCTAATATCAAAAAAGATACCTTAAAATTTTCTGGAACTAAAGAAAGTGATATTATTACTGGATGTGATATTTCTTATATAGAACCTTCGAATCACTTTAAGCGCGAAGTTATACGAATTGACGACCAAGAAGCTTTAAGAGACAGAAACCAGATTGAAAATATTAAACAAATGGATTTAGCAGGAGTAACCCGAAGAAGCCAAGCTTCTAGGTATGGACAATATATGATTGCTGCTTCTAAATTTTTACGCAGACAAGTTGAATTTGTTGCGGGAGCAGACGCTCTTAACCTAACTGTTGGAGATATCGTCACAGTTGCTACTAAATCACATGGATTAGCTTACGGTTTTGGTGGAAAAGTAGCGGCAGACTCTTCAACTACAGGCAATGCTAATATTCTACTGGAACATTTTACTAGTCCTTCTATTACCTCTAGCACTTTTACCTCTAATACACAACCTTTGGCGATAAGAGTAATTAAAATGGATTCGGATAGAATAGACTATTACCTAGTTTCTAATACCGCTTTTCAAACTCTTTCAACAAGTAATGCTGATTCAGGGGTAGATCTAGTTGAGGTTACGACTATAAGCAGATGGAACTATAACTCTAAAGGTTTTGTGGACGGAGAAGACTTCTTAGCTAACAATGTTCCACAAAAAGGAGATTTGTGGACTTTTGGAGAAGTTAATCCTGATAATTTTTATGATAACCAAAATGACAGATTATTTAAAATAACTACTATTGGAAGAAATGAAGATGAAGAAATAACTGTTACAGGAATTGAGTATATTTCTAATGTATATGTAGATTCTGATTCTTTAATAGCTTATGTACCAGTTAGGTATGATGATACCGTTTCTTCCTTAACTCCCCCTCCTACTCCAGAGTTAAATTTACAGGCCAGACCCAGAAGAGTAGATGACGGATCTGTTACTCATGATATTTTAGTTGATATATCAACCGATCAAACAGGATATCCTTTATTTTTACAAACTGAAGTGGAGATTGGTCGCCCAGATGCTATTTTTTCTTCATATCTTACTAGTGGGGCCGATGTCTCTCCTAAAGCTATGACAGCTTCTAACACAAGTCCTTTAGCTAATGGGGAAATATCTATTCTATCAGGTAAAAACGGTTTTAAAACTAACACTGGAGAAATTAGACTTATTTGTGATGCAGTCGATAATCCAGATGTTACAGATACTTCAAACGGTAATGTTGTATTTAAAGTAGCTAGTTTACATCAAGTACGTGATACTAATTTCATGAAACATGTTTTAGAGGTTAATGACGGTATTACTTTTGATAGTGGACTAAAAGGTTTCGATAAAGTTGCTTTTGATTTGAACCAGAAATCTGTTTCTAGTGGTGGATTTGGTTTTGTTGATCACGGTACTCGTTTAGTTAATTTTACTGCAAACGTAATTGGTTCAGACTTAACGGTATCTAATGGAAGTATTATAATAGAAAATGAGCATTCAGGAGGTTCAACTGTATTTAACTCTTTGCCTACTCCGCCTTTTTTTGTTACTCTTAATCAACTAGTGGATACTAGATTTTTTGATAATAGAGAAATGTATATTGCTGGAACTTCGTTCACAGAAATTCAATCTAATGTTATTACAGGTAACCTTGTTTCCGACACTAATTTTATTCAACCACTAGTAAGAGGAGCACCTTTTAAAGAATCTGTAAGAGTGTTCGTAGATGGGTTACAAATACCCATTTCGTCTTGGAATTTTACTTCTTCAAGCAACGATTCTGTAACTATTACAGGATTAAGTAATGAAGTTACTAGTAGAGTAGAAGCAGATTATTATACTGTGCCTACGGTAGAATTGGGAGATAACTTACAATTCTTCAGCGGAAATGTATATAGTATTGTAGATACTACTTACTCTACAGATAGCCCTTCTCATAATGTTGCACTAACTTCTAATAATATATATAGAGTAAAATTAGGGTCAAAACTTTTAGCTAATACGAGAGGAACTACTGCTATTAATATTAGTAATGATCCTATTGGAGTAACTAATAATGTTATTGGATCTGCTTTTACCTTTGACTATGACACTAATCTATACCCTGGGTCTTTCAGCCTAGCTAATAATGCAATTTATTCCATCCTAACTCCTGCGGATTTTGACTCTATCGGACTGCCTGCAGATAGGCTATTAAAAAACCAAGACCCAGGACTATATGTATTTAGAGCAAGAAATATTAATAATGCAGCCAGAAAAAGCCCTCCCGCTACAGAAAGTATTTTAATTAATCAAGTTCCTATTCAAAAAGTAGAAAACTTAGAAATTACAGAAAGTTTATATATTGAACAAACTGTTGGAGCCGCTGTTAGAATTAATATAAATTATGATCACATTACAGACCAAGAAGTTACAGATTATGAAATATCTTATAAGCTTGGAGGGGCTGCAGAAGACTTAACTAATTTCCAAACTGTAAAAGTTTCTTCACAAGGAGTTGATCCTGATGGTAAGATTAGGTTTGCTATAAATAATGTTGATAGAGGAAGCACATCAGGAATTAACAACATAACTGTTAGAGTTACTCCCTTAAACGGAACTATTCGGGGAGTTACTTTAGAAAAAACTCAATCAATTGCTGGAAAAACTGCTCCTCCACAAAATGTTTCCAACTTTAGTGTAGCACAGGTTGGAGAAGAGTTACAATTTTCATGGGTATATGTAAAAAAAGAAGACGGTTCCCTATTTGACGCAGATTTACGAGACATTGTTATTAAACGAGCAGCTGGGTCTATAACAGAAGCAGATTTTGCTAGTACTTTCGTAACTGCTTCGGAATATATAGTAGTTAGTTCTGGGTCTACAAAGAAATCAGCCCCAATTGATACCTTTGGTACTTTTACTTATTTAGCTAAAACTCGTGATACTAGCGGTAATTTGAGTGACACTATTGTAGGTGTTACCTTTACTTCAACTAAGCTTTCTTCTCTATTCTTGCTACAGGCATATAGCGAAGACGCTCCGAACGGTAATGTGTTTGCGGGAATTCCCAACACTAATAGAGGAGAGTTTAACTTTCCAAGTTTTGCTAACTCTAACACCGGGGGTCTAAGTTCTCATTTCGATGCAGGAGTACCGGGCTCTTTTAACTCTCATATAATAGATAATGCTAATGGAACTACTACTGGATACTCTGCTATTTCTGGGTCACCTACGGACTTGTTAGCAGAATCTTCTGCAACATACCAAACTCCTATTAGAGATATAGGACAAGTTAAAACAATTAGTTTCACGGCTAACATTGTTGGAACTGCTACAACCACTACTACATTTAATTCTTTACACACCAATATTGCTTTTGGTATTGTAGAGCCACAAGATGACGTAGCTAACGCTAGTATTTTACATGATACCGCTTTAGGAGGCTCTCAAGGAATCGGCACTGTATTAGGGTTTTCTAATACTAGTGCTGCTACAGTAACTTATAGTGATTTAAATAAAACTTTGATAAGCGGAGGTGCCTCTGGTAACGTGTATGCTATTTGGAATGCCAGCCAAACTACTGATGGACAACATGTAGATGACACTTCTAACGCTAACTCTTATGCACTAATTGCAAGTGTAATTAATGCTGATGCAGTTCTGTTAGGAGAAGTGTTCCATGCTAACGGGGTATCTACAGGAGGTAATACATTTGCTAACTTGACAACTAAAACCTCATCCTATAAACTAGTAGATCTAAACCAGTTTTCTGACGCTTCGATTGGATCAACTACGTTCTTAGGAGATTCTAACTCTTTAGATACGAGTGTAATTGAACTTAGAACTTCAGAAACAGACCCATTTTTTGCTAACGGAAATGTAAATATTAGTACTTTTCAAGGAAATTTAGGAGATAGATTTCAGAATTTTGCTGTAGGGGATAGAAGAGCTCGTTTCTTTCAATTTAAACATACGGTAACAAATTCAAAACCTCAAGAAGTTAATTATACTCTTGATAAATTTGAATACACGGTTGACTCACCTAGTAAAGAATTTAGAACTAGAGTTACTTTTGCAGGAGATAGTGACACTGGCGGAAATACTGCAGTTGACTATACAAGTACGGATTTTTTTGATACTCCCACATTTTCTGCCACTATTGTAAGCACTGCAAATGTATCCGCAGCACCTGTTTGCTTCGTGTTAGGGTCAACTAGAACTGGAGCGAATATCAATGTAATTTTCAGTTCAAACTCGGAACCAGCAGTAGGAACTGTTGTGGACTTAATAGCTTTAGGAACATAAAAGGAGAATATTAATGGCTATAGGAACTTCGAATACTTTTGTGCTAACATCTGCATCTACTGCTTTGTCTGCGTTTCGTGGACAAATAAATGGTAGTTTACAATCTTTAGCACAAAATTTTTATTCTGACGCAAGACCTGTTGCGGCAAATTTTCAAGATGACGGAGGAAGTACTGTAGCCTTTACCGACTCTAGGACATCGGGTATTTTGCACTATAATTCAAGCACCAAAGCTTTATATGTAAATGTACCTACTGCAGACGTAAAAGGCGGAGAAGGACCTGGAGGTACTTTTACAAGAGTAGGTATTGGGGCAAGATATGAGAATAACATTGTAGGAGCTACTGCTAACATTGGAACTTATCAAGTCGGAGAACTAATGGTAAGTCTTGATTCGTCAGCCTCAAATGTGCGCCTTATGGTAAAAGGAGCTAATAGCGCTTCAAACTTTATAGATGTAGGCATACCACCTACAAACGGATCAGTTACCTCTGCTATGTTTGCTGCTGGGTCGGTTACTACTGCAAAAATTACTGATAGAAATGTTAGTAATGTAAAAATAACCGCAGACTCAATATCAGTACATGAATTGGACAATTTTATAGAAACTGCGTTAGTACCCACAGGAGTTATTTCTGCATACGGGGGGTCATCAGCGCCCTCCGGTTATGTGTTATGTGATGGAAGTGCTCTTTCACGCACAGGAGTTAACGCTAATTTATTTGGAGTAGTGAGTACCTCTTTTGGAACAGGAAACGGTAATAATACCTTTAACGTTCCTGATTTACGAGACAAGTTAATTCTTGGAAAAGGCGCAAATAATAGCACTTTAGGAACTCATACCCACGCAATGTCTGCTAGTTCTGCAAAAGTAACAGAATCTACGTCAATTAGTGCGCACTCAGTAACAACAGCAACCTTTTCAACAGGTGCTAAAGATGCTAGTGGTTCTACAGCTGTGACAGCTGTGGCAGCTCACTCAGCCATTACCCCCAACATGATATTTCCAACTGTTGTGGTTAATTTTATTATAAAACTTTAAGGAGAGAATTATGGAAATTGTTAAATTTAATGCCTTTGACACAGAGGGAAAATTAGTGTATTGTAGTTATAGAAAATTTGAAAAAGGGGAAAAAGGAACTCAAATTGAGAGAAGTTTACCTTTTGATAAATTTATTGAATCTGAAACTAAACTAGGGGAAATTTTAGAAGGTTCTTGTTATTCTGTATTTATGGAAGAAAAACCAGAAATGCAAATGTATGAAAAGAAATTTTTAGATGATACTCCTAATACCGATTTAACTGAAGAAGAAAAAGACTACTTTAGAGATTTAGTTACAAGGGCTTGTGTTGAAGAAGAATGGGACGAACTTCTCAAGCCTCCTTCAGTAGACGAGCAGGTAGAAGATTTTATTAAAGAATTTTTTGAAGATACAGAATCAGAAGAGCTAGAACAAAAAGATTATTTAGAGGAATTTTTCAAAGAACTAGAAGAAGACTCTGATAAATAGGAGAATTATTTAATGGTTACCCAAGTCACAAGTACAGTAATGGGGTCTAACGCAATATCTGCAAATAATATTGCGGATAATAGTATTGTGTCTAGACACATTGGTGATAACGTTATTTTAGCTAGACATGTAGAAGACGGTGTAGATCCGGGTATTGTTCAAGCAAACCTAAACGCTACTACTGCTAATATTAACACTGTTACTGCTAATGTTAATAGTGTAAAAGGTAACGTTGACGCTGCGGAAGCTAATATTGCCAGTATTTTAGCTGGAACAAATTTTACAGGAACTATTACAACAAACGAATCTACTTCTCTTGGAGTATCTAACCTTACTCCCGAAACTACCTCTATAACTATTGGAAGTCCTGCTAACGTTATTATTCAGTATGGAACTTCGGCAAACCCTGTTGGTGGTAACGTTATTATTGGAGAGGGCAATGGTGACATAGATGGCTCTATAACACCTTTTAGATTAGATGTTAGAGGATCAGCTAATGTCGGAGCTTTAAGTGCTACTAGTCTTTCTGGTACGTTATCTACTGCCGCACAGGGAAACATAACATCATTAGGTACACTAACAAGTTTAACTGTTGATAATATCATAGTTAATGGAACAAACATTGGACATACATCTGACACAGATGCAATAGCAATTGCTTCGGATGGTAAAACAACCTTCAGTCAACAAACAACTCATTCTGGTGGGATTGTAATTCCAAATGATGGAGATATTGGATCTGTGGGAGCCACTGATGCCGTACAAATTAGCAGTGGTGGTATAGTTACTTTTAAAGATGATATCATCCTCAAAGACGCTGCAACAATCGGTGTTACAAGTTCTACTTCCGCTATTAGTATCGCTTCAACAGGTATAGTAACGTTTGTAGATGACATTAAGATTAAAGATGCTGGTACAATTGGTAGCGTTTCCTCGCCTACAGCTATCGAAATTGCTAGTGACGGTATTGTAACGTTTGCTGACGATATCAAGATTAAAGACGCTGGTACAATTGGTAGCGCTTCCTCGCCTACAGCCATTGGAATTGCTAGTGACGGTATTGTAACGTTTGCTGACGATATCAAGATTAAAGACGCTGGTACAATTGGTAGCGTTTCCTCTCCTACAGCTATCGGAATTGCTAGTGACGGTATTGTAACGTTTGCTGACGATATCAAGATTAAAGACGCTGGGACAATTGGTAGCGCTACAACACCTGCAGCTATTAGTATCGCTAGTGACGGTATAGTAACCTTTGTGGATGACATTAAAATTAAAGATAGTGGCACTATTGGGTCAGCTAGCGCCCCCGGAGCTATTACTGTTGCCGGAGATGGCGCAGTTACTGTGTCGGACGATTTAACAATTACAGGTAACTTAATAGTTAGTGGCGATACCGTAGACCAAAACGTTACTAACCTAACAGTTGAAGATAGGATTATTTTAACTGCTTCTGGGGCGTCAGGAACTCCTAGTTTAGATACAGGGCTTATGATGAGTCGGGGAGCACAAGGTAATGTTTTTGTTGGTTATGACGAATCAGTAAACAAAGTTGTGGTAGCTCATACCTCTTCTCCTCATACTAATACTGCTATTAGTGCAACAAGTGCGGCTAATTTAGACGCTCGACATATTACTGCAGAATCCATAGTACTTTCAGGAGATGCAGGGGTTCTTGTTCCTAATGACGGAAATATAGGCTCTGCAGGCTCTACGGCAGCAATACAGATTGCTTCAGACGGGGTAGTTACCTTTGTTGACGATATTAAGATTAAAGATGGTGGAACAATCGGGGTGGCATCTGCTGCTGACGCAATGACTGTTTCTTCCGCCGGTATTGTTACTTTTAAAGACGACATTCTCATAAAAGATGGCGGGACAATAGGGGTAGCATCTTCTACCGGAGCTATTACTATAGCTTCAACAGGTATTGTAACGTTTGCTGACGATATCAAGATTAAAGACGCTGGTACAATTGGTAGCG